CAAGACGTCTTCCATACATTAACTCTTGTGTAATATCTATACCACTTGTTGTAAATGAAGTATCTGAAACATATGTTGCTAATATAGCCATTTATTTAATCTCCATTTTTGGATAGTTATTTTTCACATCATCAACTATATTTACTAACTCTTGTAATTCATCAGGTAAATCATTTTTAGTTTTTAAGTATTTCATTATTGCACCTATTTGATCAGAAATTTGAGGATAATGACTACGTCTATATTGAAAATTTAATTCATCTTGTATCTGTTCATTTGACTTTAGTTTATAAACACCATCAATATCAGTCCATAATTTCTTTCTATCTTTATATTGCATAGAAACTAATTGTGAATGAGGAACTTCAATACAATGTAATCTAAAACTACCATTAATATATTCAACCCATATTTTATCAAGATTAAGTAAATCAATTAATTTATTACCATCCCACCTCATATGGTCAAGACCAGCACCTTTAGGAAGAGAACCAATCTCAATACCATTAGGATCTTTTGTTTTTAATAACATATCGTGATTATGAATCAGAACTTTCAATTTGTAATAACTCCTCTTGTGGAATTTGTTTTACTTTATCACTTATAGATGCAATACATTTTAAAGCATTTTCATTGTCTAACATTATTTGGTTAAACATCTGAACATTAACAGCAGTATCAATCATTCTATTATTTGCTTTGTTTGTATCGGCCTGCATACCTCTTAATGCTCCTGTGAGATGTGGAAACTGATCTGCTAACCATACAGGTAAATGAAATTTTTTTGTAATTAATTCCTTCATACCTTTTTCTTTATCAAATTTTTCATACTTTATTTCTATAGTTAAAGCATCTTTTAATTCCTCTTGTATAATAGTTCTTATTTGATCTAAATCTTTCTTTGATAACATAATTATTCCCCCTATACATTTAGATATTGAATGGTTACCACAGCTGCCGCCGGTCTATATGTTGAACCATGGTTATGAGAACTACCACTTCCAGTATTACCAACTGTATGTGTATGGTCTCCGTTTGATAAAACATTGTCAGCAACATCAACAAAAGAACCTGAAGCATCATCTTCCCGTTTTATTGTAGTTGGGCCGGATTCAGAAGATCCGTATAATCTCACATCATGTGTATGGTTTCCATTTGTTGAAAGTGTATGATTATGAACTGGTATTTGTGATGTAGATAAAGTCATACTTGGTTGAGTCCATGTTCCAGCAGTTGAACCTCCAGTTGTATATGTTGAACCACCTTTAGTTGCTATTACTCTATCACCATTTGCTGTATCAATAACCCAACCATCCATAGCAGTATTTCTATATACCAGCATTTTCTGACTAGTATCACCACACATAACACCTAACCAAGCTGAATTTGCATTATTTCTTATTTTTAATAATTTATTGGTTGTATGAAACCATTGTTTTCCAGCTATAGCATTAGCAGGTGATGAAGAACCAGAAAAATTTGATCTCAAACATTCAAAGTTATTCTCCATATTTTGTAAATCCGATTGACCATTGTGATCAGCTTGATATGAATTGGTTGTATAATTTTGTGCCATGCTTATTGCTCCTATTATGTTTTTGTAAATAAATTTAATATAAAGTGTTCTACTTGAGCATATGTTTCAGATGATGGATCTGTTATTTCTATTTTAACTTTAAAATATCTTGCATTAACAATAGCTGACAATATTTCAGCATTTTTCATTTCTGACCAACCATCACCAGATAGTTTTTTATAAAATATAGTTATATCAACACGTGGTGCTTCTTCAACTTCAAATATTTCACTCCAACTTTTTGTTGTAATACCAATGCTATTCCAAGTATTCGGAGAAGGTATTGCACCATTCCAAGTAGTTCCTCCGTCAGTTACAACAACATCAGCTTCTAAATACATATAATATTCAGCGGCAGTAACACCAGTATCAAATTCCCTTGAATAATAATAACCATATAAAACATCAGATGTATGAGAACACATTAAATAATCATCTGATGCATATGTTGTATGTTCTGTATTATCAAATACTCTACCTGTTGGCGCACTTATATAATCATCTGTAAAAGAAGTACTTAATGACCAACCAGTAGGATCAATTAATGTAGCATTTGCATATTGTGGATCTGTTCCATATAGTCCATTTGTTCCTTTTGTATTACACCAAAATCTATGTATTCCTGGTTTAACACCGGGTAATGATTCTTGCGGGCTTCTTTTAGCTGATAAAAATACGGAACCATTCCAAGGAGCTGTCTCCATACCAACTCTAAATTCATATACTTCAATATCAGGATCATCTAATTTATCTGAAAATAAGGTTAAAGAATTATTACTTGGTATAGCAGATAAATATGAAAGACTTTGAGGTGCATCTGAATTACCAACAACTAAATGAGATAGTTTTGGTGCACTATCAAAACACTCTTTAACATCAAAAATACTAACAGAAATTAAAACAATATAATATTTTTGGCCTTGCTCAACATGATCTATATTAAAATCATTTGTAGTATTAAACTGGTGTTCATAATCTGCTTCATCTGGTACTGTACCTGTTGATGTTGTTATAGCTTGCCACACTTCACAATGTTTGAACCAAGTTGCTTCTTCTGGAACTGTAAACGTTATATGTAATCTACTTTCAGTTCTTAATCTATAATAAAAAGTTTCTTCTGTTATTTGTGGATTTTGTATCTGTATAACCACATTTGGATTTGGTAAATTACAAGTATAAGTTCCCTCAATACTTGCATCATAATCATCATCATATAATTCCAATGATTCATATTGTAATGATAAATTAATTAAACCATTTCCAGCATATGAAGTTGATATAACTCTCATTGCTTGGTCAGATATTGCAAGAGCTGTACTATTAAATGTTATTAAATCATGGGGTGCTAATTCAAGACAATCATCTCGAAATGTTCCAGATATAGTCCTATTTAATCTTGCTCTTTCTAATTGGTATGTTGCTATATTACATACTGTTTCTCTATCTGTATAACCCATTAAAGAAATACTTTTTACAACACCTGATTCTTCACCTATAAGTATAGTATCTTCTGTATATGATTTATCTTTATCTATAAATTTAACTTTTAAACCTTTTGGTTTATTAAACCTGTTCGGTTGAGTCAATCTTATTTCAGCTTTTCCAGATTCATCTTGTACTATATGTTTATCTTCTATGGTCATTACACTTGATTCTTCATTTAAATCAGCAATTAATAAATAATATTTTCCATCAAACCAAGATATATTACATCTGAAATGTGTCATTATATCTTGTGCCACTATCCAAGTATTTTTATTACCAGATGTTATATAATTAAATGACCATCCTTTACTATCAAAATAATTAGCAGCGACAGTCCAAGAAGTTATATCAATTTGATCTGCTGTGCAACCTTTAAGTCCATACCTATCATTAATGAAAAAATCATACAAACATAATATACCATTATCAGACCATGCTGTTGTATCATCTCTAAAATCTAATACTTTCTTACCTTTTAATTCTAGTAATCTTGTTGGTTTACCTGCTACATATAAATCTTTATCGTGTTGAAAATACCATCTAATATAACAAGTGTGTCTCATATTATCAGTATAATCACTGTTAACAGCATTTATAGTTGTGTCATATGTCTGAGTTGATGAACCTGAATAAAATTGATAACTAACTTTACTTCCAAAATAAGAAGGTAAATGATCATCAATAAATATTTGATCAATACTATCTTTTTGATTAATACCTTCACATTCACCTTCACTTAATGTTTGAATGATGTATAAGTCTCTGTGATAATCACCTCTGGTTTCCATAAATACATCATTACCACCAACTTTTTGTAAACCATATACCACTTTCAGAGGTTCTTTAGTTGATCGTGTATTTATTTGACGACCAATATCCAAATCGTCTGGAGTTTCTGGTTGATTAAAGTATGCCCAAATAGCAGTAATTAAAGATATAATTAAAGAAACAATTGCGGCTATTGCACCTACAAAAGCCCAATCAATAACACATTCTGCTACTTCACCATCATATAAATAACTATCTTCTTCGATAAGTTCTAATTTATCTGTTTCATCATTAAGTTTATATATAGCTTTAGTAGTAATCTTTCTTGGTTTTTCTCTAACTCTATAAACTTCAAATATATTTAAACCATTTAAACTTATTACTTTAATTCCATTCTTTATTGCTATAGGTTTATCACCTTTTTTCAATGCAACTTCTACTTTTTCTTTTCTTGTTATTAATACTTTATTCCCACCAGCAAAAACACATGGAGTTTTAATACCATTCCCACTATCAAGAATTATAATATCACCTTTCTTCATTTGATGTGGAGGAATTATGTCATAATAATTACTGAAGTGTCTTTCTAATTCCTTGAATACTTCTTTTGGATTATCTTTAAATAATTTAACTACATTCTTCCAACTAATATCACCTGTTATCTGGTCTTCGAATGTATAAGGCATATCATATTCATTCTTACAGAAGTCTAAACATAAAGATAAACAATTATATCCATCTTCTTTAGATATACCTTCTGGATTGTAATCTAATCCTGTATATTTGTTTGTAGTTTTATAATCCCATTTTTTCATATATTAATGTCTCGCTATATATTCTGCTTCTGTTTGATTTGGACCCCATTGAAACTTTTTGTTTTCTATACTTGGTAACCATCTAAATCCACCAAAATTAGCAGTATTACTAAGTTCTACACATCTTGTATGACTTCTATCACAGTGTGTTTCAGGTCCACTATATGCACATTCAACCCCAACAGCACCAGGAGTTCCATTGAATACTTTCCATCTACATGAAGATGAATGTTTACTATATGATTCATGCCCCCATCTTGTAAAAATACTACCTATAACCAATCTTACTTCTGTTTCATCCAACTCAAATGAATCAACTTCACCTGTAAACATCAAAACAGTTCCTAATACTTCTGATGTAGTTCCAGATGTAGTTATCAAACCCATATAAACTGATGCCGTTTTTTCTTCAACTGTACCAGGCACAAATATGGATGTAAGAACTTGATCTAAATTATCGATTTTTAATGTACAGTCATCCATCACATTTGATAAAGTATAATTTATACTCTCAAATTCAAAACCTCTTGGTTGATATAAACCAGAGGCTGTTGTACCACAGTTTGTTAAATCTATAGGAACATCAAGTGTTGTATATTTATAATCACTACTTCCATCTGTAAAATCCAGAGCAAAAAACGGAAACATTTGTTCAGCAGCTAACTCATCTAATATATCTTGACTTAATCCTCTTGCCATTTATCTACTCCTATGAGTTCAAGAGCCCTTGCAACTCTACTCCGAACGTTCTTAATCTATTATTAAATGTATCAAAAGACATACTATCTTCTTTAAATCTACATCTTATTTTTAATTTTCCTGAGAAATCTATTATAATTCTATAACCAGATGTTGGGGCAGAATTAAAAGTAATTTCATCACAACCATCAGTTCCACCTAAAGCAGAATAAGTATAATCAGATCCTTCTGTTTGTGCTATACTATTAACATACACTGTTCTTGCACTTGAATATCTACATGGTAGATTATATAAAACTGTTGAACCATCACCAGTTCCTATGTATTCACCCTCAAATGTTTCTACTTCGTATTTAAAAAATGTAAAAGCTTCATACGCACCAGATCTATCAATATAAAATTGAAATATAGTTCTTGCATCAGTTAATGAAAGATATTCATATTGAAGTGTTATTGTTCTTTTAGGAAACAACCATTTACGCTTTCTACGTTCTTCCCCTAAATCATCATAATTACTGAACAGTGTTTTAAATAAAATTCCATCTGATACAGTAACTCCGTAATTTATATCTTGATATGATGGGAAAAGTGCCATTATTGATTTACACTCCTTATAATATTGTTTAAAGCTAAATTACCTCTTTGCATTTGTTCTATTATTGGACCTGCTATTGCTTGTGGATTTTTTCTAGTGAACTCAAAAAATGATTCGGAATCCATTGCATCTATTCTTATACTAACATTCATTGGTTGTTGCCCGCCGGTTGATTTAACTCCTAGTTCACCACCAGGCCCTCTTGTTAAAGGCATAATTGCTTCTGGTCCTGCCTCGCCCATAAGACCCATATTGAAAGATGTTGGTTTATCTATTATTTGATTAGTGAAGACACCGCCTTTAGCATAAGCAAATTCTTGTTTTGATATATTTGCTATTTGAACTGCAGCAGTTGCACCAATTATACCTGCCATAGCTATACCAGGCCAACCAGGATATTCATTCATCGCTTTAACAGCTGCCGCGGCTCCAGCCATTGTTGCTTGTGCCATATTTAAATTCTTTTGTCTGTTAAAACTACTTCTATCTTGTTTAGCGCCAGCCTCACTCATTTGAGCATTCATTGCGCTAAATTGACTAAACAAACTACCCATACTACTAAACATATCAGACATTGTTTGTAATTTTTTCTTTTGATTTTCTATTGCATCAGATGTTGTTTTATCATCAATTTCTTTTAACGCTGCTGCTTTAACTTTCGCAGCTTCTACTTCTTTAAAACCTAACTCAATCATATAATCATATTGAGCTTGAATTCTTTCTCTTTCTAAATCATCAGCTGATTTATCCATTTCATACAGCATGGTTCTAAAAGTCTTTTTATCTTCCATTTGTCGGTCATAAAAAGCTTTCATAGTTTCTTGTACTTTGTCAGCCGATTCTTGAGCTTTAAGTATTTTATCTGATTCTTTCTTAATATAATCCTGGAAATCTAGGTCTCTTAGTTCCATGTTCATTTTGGCGATTTCTTTCTCATAATCCATCGCAGCTTTAGCTGCCGCCGTTTTAGCTGCCGCAGCCGCTTTAGCTTCAGCCGCCGCTTTAGCAGCAGCTTCTTTTCTGGATTTATTAAATTTAGCTAAAGCCTTTTGTTGTGCGTCTGAAATACCTGGACCAGTTAATCTACCTTCCTCGCCTTTTATTGATGCTATCTCTTTTAATTCCTTTATCTGTTTTTTTAAAGCCTCAACTCTTTTTTCTGCAGACATTATATGTCCAGCACCATATTTAATCCAATTCCAGAAACTATGTCCTTTCTTTGCTATGGTTTCCCATCTTTCTAATTCAGAATTTAATCTTGATAATTCTTCTTTAAATTTTCTAGTACCTGTTTCTGCTTTTACTAAACCAGAAACAAAATCAATTACTAAAATAGCGGCTACTCCCGCCATTATTGGACCAGAAAGTAACCAAACAGCATTTAAACCTTTACTTGCTCTCGCTAAATTATTTGTGACATTTAAATATTGACTTAAGAAACCAGTGCCTTTAAATATAGCTGTGGAAAAAATACCATAAACTAATATTGCTTTAGCTATACCTGCTATCCATAATCTTAATTTAGAATCAGATTCAAATAATTCTTTTGTAATTTTAGGTAAGTATTTAGCAATGCCTGCTAAACCGTCCGCGAACTTTTCTAAATTAGCAATAAATGCTGGATCTTTGAAGGTTTTATTTAATTCCTCTAATGTTTCAGCAAATGATTCTAATGATCTTCCTGCTAATGTAGCCATTAAACCTTCTATATTAGACCAGAACTGTTTCACTTGATTGGCATAACTACCCATAGTTCTTGCCCAATCACCAATAGCATCAGCAGAACCTCTAACCATTAATGAATAAGCTGCTTGAGCTTTTGTATTGGCATCTAATAAATCACCCTCTTGAGCCAGTCCTAATCTATATGCTTCTGCTTTAACAACAGTTTCATTTAAGATAACACCATACTTCTTCATTGTTTCAAAATTACCTACTAAAGCAGACTGCATATCCATCATTACTTTTTCAGTACCAAGATTATTAAAAGAGCCTAAATCAACAGATAATTTAACAACTTCATTAGACATTCTTGCTGCAGCATCAGAAGCCATACCCATAGGTTTAAGTAAATCTTGTACACTAGATAGATATTGTTTAGCAGCGCGCTCGGATAAACCATAAGAATCAACTAGTGTATCAGAAAACTCATTAGCCATATTTATCTGATCTCTAAATACAACACTAAACTTACCCATAACTTCTTGTAAATTAGAAGCAGCATCAATAGATTTCTTACCAAAAGCAATAGCTGCAGCAGCACCAAAAGCTACTAAAGCGACTGTAGCTAACTTCATATGTTTAGTCATAGCTTTGCTGGACTTAATGCTTTGCTTCTCCATACCCTTAATAGATTTAGAGACTTTTTTAACAGTAGCTGTGCCTTTATCGTCTATTTTAAGTGTTGCTTTGATCTGTTTTGGCATCGTTTATCCTTATTTTTCCCTACTTTTATTTATAGCTGCCGATATATATATCATGATTTTCCGCGCGAGTAAAGGTTGTTCATCTTCAGGAACTTTCTCCAACTCAAACACTAATCTAATACCATCTGGGCATATTGAACCATCAGTGACTAATATAGAATTGTATTGTTGTGTTAGACCATACGCATAGATATTCTCTGATAGTAATGAAGGTCTATCACAAGTTTTACAATCTACAGCTTTGCCTTGGAGTTTTTTTATCTTTAAACAAGTATGACAATCTACCCTATTTTTAGTATATTCGTATTCTCCAAGGCTTTTTAATTTCCCAATGATTTATTTAATTTAGTTCTAAGTTCTTCTTGCTTCTCAAAAACGAACTCTCTTACATCAGTATAGTAATCATAAAGATATTGTTTATTTTCATCATTACATTCAAGAGGTTTATCATTCTCATCATTAATACCTTTCCAATCAGTGGTACAATAATTAAACTGTTGCATCATACCTTCAGCTACATTATCTAATTTCATGACGGAGAACTTGAATGGTCTAATAAGAAACTCTACTTTACTATTACCTTTACCAAATTTAAACCATTTTGCTTCCACATTCTTTTTATTAATCTTCATAATTTCCCCCTATTTTTTATTAAGCTGATTCACTCCAATCTCCTCCAACTTCAAATGAAAATTCAACTGGTATAATAGCATTCTGTTCTGCGCTAACATTATATGATGTAATATATACACCATCATTAGTATCAGTACCATCGGCGTAATAATATATAGTATCATCTATATAAAGTCTAAAACCACTTACAGTAGTACCAGCCTCATAAGCAGTTACCAAAACATCCTGACCTGTAGTATCATCTGTTGCTAAAAAACCACTAACTGAACCAGAGATATTTCTTGTACCCATACCATGCACTTTATTGAAAGTGTCACCAAATACAGGTGCTTTCAATGCCTCTCTTTCATCAGTGAAACTCCAGGATGCTAAAGCTAATACAGTAATTGTACCTAATTTTACAGTTGCATCTGTCCCACTCTTAGTATTCATACTCATTGTTAATTCCTCCTAATTGTTTTATTATAATTCTTGTTGATATCTTATAGTTAGATCCATTTGAAAATATGAGTAAGGCGCACTTATTCCGCCCTCAACCAAACGAATTGTGCCAACGTGTGTATTATTCATATGTGAAAAATCATATTTAAAGAAATATTCTAGATCTCTAACTAGCGTATGTATATTAGTATAGTCATTAATGCTATCATTGTCCATCCGTCCATTTAAGAGTATATCCATCACCCTTAATTTATTACCACCAAGTAAGTCTTCCTCAACAATATCTTCTTGTAATGTAAAATTGATGAAGGGTTTGTTCACTATATCATTCCATCCAAAATAGCCCCTTTCCACTTGTGCTATGTCAGATGAATAGTTAGTATCAACTGATTGTATAGTTTCTTTTAATTCATCTTTAAGTTCTGAAAGTATATCGTCTCTATCTGACATTATCTTACCCCTTTAATTATCGTATCCATTATAATTTCTTCAACTTTATCCATGTTATTTTCCCAAGCAACAGATAGAAAAGGTCTTTGTCCAAACTCATGTTTTCCGGCGTATTCAACTTCACTTGCTAAATAAGCACCATCATTTTCGATTCCAGATTTTATGCTACGACGAAGATGGCCAGTTCTACTTGTGAGTATTGTTGGATGAGGGTCCCCTTTTCCAGAAAGAAAACCTTTCTTTGCTTCAGCTTCGCCCATGAAAGCAATATCACGCATAGATTTAATAAGAGCCTCTCTGAAATTCTTAGGCATTTCCTTAATATACTTAAGGTCAGATTTTCTCCACGAAAAATCTATTTTAATCATATTAAATCACCCATAGCCTTTTATACATATCTAACACTAATGTAGTCTCGACCATTAATCCCTGTGCAGTATAACTTACTGAACCATCTGCCAGTGTTTTTGAAACCACACCTACTTCATTACGGCCTTTGTAAGATCTTGCAACTTCCTTAATACAGGACAACTTTATATCCTCTGGCACAGAAGAATAACCAGCAGTATAAATAATCTTAATATTCTCAATATAGTCACCTAGTGTAGTGTATCTGAAATTAATAATACCTGAGGCTTCGTCAGACACTCTATATGATGTTGAATCAACTTCGGTAGTGCTATTCCATTCCCAATCAGAATCGTCCCATATACCACTTATAGTTGTTATTGGGTATTGATTTAGAAACAGCATGTCATGACCGCCACCATCATAATATTGAGTATACTCTCTGCTTAAGATATCTCTATTCATATAATTTTCAAATAGAATAGAATATCTATTTATCAAATTAGATAATAAGTCATCTGTTTCACTATTTGATACGATCATATCTATAAAATTTTTTACCTCAGCCAGACTAACTAGTGCATATTGGTTTACATTTATACTCATTGGTTATTCTCCTTACTTGGTTACTATATAATTTCCACACACAACAAAGTTAGGTTGTTTACACGGGCATGTATTTGGTTTATCATACCTATTGCTTATTACTTTCCTAGAGCAATGCAAACATTCCCATACCAGTTTCTCTTTATCATGTATCATCTTTAAATGTCTTCTATCCATTTTATTTCCCCCTATAATTTGAGGCGGGCAGAACCCGCCCCATAATTATTCATATCTTAAGCCTGTAGTTTAAACAATCCCATAGCAGCCTCAAGACCAACATCACCATCAAGTCTGGTATGACAGATAAATTGAGTTTTACCCTCTGCCATATATTTATATGGATTAACTTGCATTTCAATACCTTTACGAACACCAAGGTAATAATATTTCAAGTTTCCAAAAACACCAAAAGCATCTCCAGCAGAAGGTGCAGCAGGAAGTTTCTCTACTTGAACATAAGGATAACTATAAATAGTAGCAGGATTACCTGCAGTAGGTAATGTCCAAATCAACCTTTGATTATCATCTTTCTCAGTTCTAATATAGTGAGTAGCAGCCTTATTCATATAAAACTTCATACCAACAAGTTTATTATCACTAAATTTAGAAATAGCTTCACTAAAATGAACATAACTAATATCAGCAATACTACCAGATATAGTCACTATATTAGTAGTAAGGTCAAAAAGATCACCAGTAAAACTGGAGCCAGTAAATACATATTCATCAATAGACTGACCAATAGCTTCAGCATTCAAGCTTGTAAGCCAACTTGAAATATCAAAGAATGAATCTTCCAGTAAATCGTTATAGCAAATAGAGAAATTACCTATTCGTTTCATGTCCAATTTAATCTGGTCGATTGTAGGTTCACTTTGAGTATTAGCAGTTCCAAATGTCTGAACATCAACAGAAGTGCCTGCTGTTTCAATAGGAATAGTTAAAGTATCTCTACTAATATTAAAAATTCTACATTCCCTCATTGCTACTGATTCCAAACGAGCAAGAGCCATAAGGTCTAATTCATATTCATCAGGTACAAATTCAGAGTGAGTTGTTTCAGTCATATCTGCTTTCTGAATCATGTCAATTATGAATTTGGCATTTCTTTGTTTTCTTTCTTCATCAGCTACTTCAAAGTTCATAAACTGTCTACGAAGGTCGTAACCTTTATAGATGAAGTCTACTGTTTTATTCTCACCAGGAACTTCCAATTCAACCTTAACACCAGGTGCATTATTTCTTTTTTCCTCAACTGCTTTAAAAGCAGTATTTTCTTCAAGCAGTTTAGCATAATTTTCATCTTGCTCTGCTTGGTTTTTCTTTAAGGCATCTTCATCCATAAGTTCGCGAAGCAAGCCTTTTAATTCTTTTCGTTTATCTTCCATTATATTTTCCTATATTAATTTATTTTTATATCAAAATAGTATACGATTATTATACGGTCATACGTAGTATGCCTAATATCTAGCTATTTTATTTCATCTATCATTTCTTTATATACTTTGTTCTTTTCAAATTCTTCTGATTTATAATCATCATATAATTCATATATATAATCATTACCTTTTAACTCTTCCATTTCAGCTTTAAGTTCAGTGATTAATTTTGTATAATCTGTTTCCTCTTCCTTGGTATGACCCTCATCTTCAATTATAATCGATTCTGTATCCTCTGAGAGAGTTTCTGCTACTATTTCATCATATGTATCTAGTGTAGATTTATCTACTACTTTATCCTCTATAGCTTTCTCTATATTACTACGGAATGATTTGGCTTCTATTGAAGTTGCGTTGTTTGCACCAATATTTACTGCACTGACTTCAAGCATTGTAGCATTATTAATGACAGCTGTTCTATTACCTTTCTTATCCTCTTTATATTCTATTGTTTTATAGTCAGGTATGAATGATATAGAGACATTATTTATATAGCCGCCAGCAATAAGCTTATATATCTGATAACCAAATGGGTATTCTTCTTCACTGGTCATCTGTGCTTTACCTCTTATTGTTTTACCATCTTTCCAGATACGGATTATTTTTCCAATAGGTGGCGCTGTTTGTTGGTGAGACCATAGAAAGGATTTGGTTTTCTTTATCTTTGAGATATCCATACCATCTACTTTAACTATATCACCATCATAATCTCTTATTTCTTTTGTAGCTACAAATTCTACAATACGATCTTCCTTGTTAGCAGCTTTTACATCTATTATACTTAAATATTTAATTTTTTGTTCCATATCATCTCCTTATTCAATATATGGTGCTATTGCACAGCGACAATTACACACTTCTGATGCCGGGCCAGAATCTCCTGGAAATTTCATTCCATTAGAATATATATGATTCATTGGTACTGGTCCTACACTAAAATTATTAGCGTGTGTGTCTCTTGTGGATTCATCCATATTAGCTATCCATTCTTTCTTTTGTACACCTTCATTACCATATTCCTTAAATGCACTGGTATTCATCATACTGGCTGTTTCTGTTATTGCAATTAATTTAGACCTAACCTTAGCAAACACATATACACCTTTTATTCGTTTAGCTATCTGGTCAAGTGATTCACCTGCATTAGCACCTTCAAATATTTCCATTTTAATCTGATTGTATACTGTAATATTAATACCTACTATCTTATTTAGTTTAGTTAATAGTATATCAGGATCTATCATGTCTTTCTTTATACTCTTAACACCTAATGTAGATCGTGCTAATTCTACAGCTGTTTCGCCTGCGCTGATATAAAGTGGTTTAGTAACTTTTCTTAACCTGTCATCTTCATTATTAGTGAAGAATTTACTCAGGTTGTTTGTTAGATTATGTATATGTTTACTATTACTAACTATCTTTAAAACTTCTTTCCTTTGTTCAAAGAAATACTTTTTAACTTTAGTTTGAAATTGTTTCTCATGTTTTAATTGTTGACGATTGAAGTTTCTTCTATATAGAGATTGTCTTGATTTAGTATTAGTTTTAGTTAGAATATCTACTATTTTATCTATCTTAGCTTCTTTTTTAGGTTCTATAGGTTCTATCTCTAAAGAATTCTCTTCCCGGCGAATTAAATTAAGCGGCAATAAATCATCACCATCATTAGTATCAGGCATATCTAAATTTAATCGTTCATTAATTTCATTCCTTGTATAACCCATATGAAGCATCTTCTGCGCTGATTCTAATGTAATATTAAGGTCACCTTTCAAATCATCTATATCAGACAAGTCAAATTTACAGTGATAACCCGGGAAGTATGGATTAAATAGTTCAGAATTAAGTTTCTCTTGATATCGTATGAGTTGTGGTTTGATTGTTAAAGTCCAGAGTTGACGCATACCTTCTTTTGCATTAGCTCGATTAACATCATCAGATATACCCATGACAGTTTTATTAACACCGAGGGCAGTCATAATTCTATCCCTTATTGCGGCCCTTCCCTCGATGTATTCCATTTCCCTTTGAGACATTCCTGTTTCAACATATTCCATACCACCTAGTAGACCAGCTATTTTATATGCATTATCAGACCCTTGGTGTGTTGCGTTCCATTGTCTTACCACCCTCTTTAATTGGTCTTCATTAACTGTTCCATCTTTAGGTGTCTTTAAGAAACCACCTATCTTAGCGAAGTTTTCAAAGAATACCTTTTGATATTTAGCAGCATAGGTATCAGCGGCATATTCCATTAATACAGTTTGAATAGGTGATAGACCTCTTAGTCCTTTAGTGTTGGGAAACTTGAAGTGTATTACTTGTTCTTTAGGCATTGGTATTTTATCATTGAATACCCATGATTCTATTTGACCAGTTTGTTTGTTCTTTTTGTGTTTCATGAACCTAGGATTAAGTGTGTGTATACTATATATTCTTTTGCTACCTTCTTGTAAGTTTAAATACCAGAATGCTTCACCATCATTGTAGAAATATATAAGTGTCTTCTCCCATAATTCAAACCTGCTTACATCTTCCGATGGTGTAATAAACATATTGTTGATTTCATGGTTCTCTGGTATTTCTTGTTCACCTCTGTACACTCTCAAAGGTACTTGTGCAAAATTAGTTGCTATAAGGCTTATTCCTCTATTAATAATATAGTTATCTCTAAAACTATCAGTTGTCGATATATCCCACTCTTCTAATTTGTTCCCCGAAACGGCATATAAAATATCCGTCCATCCTTTTTCCTTTATGGGAGTATCTTGTGGTACATATAGTGAACCTCTCTTCTCATAATTGCTCATATTTATATCCCTTTATATATTTCCCCCCATATATTATATTACCATTCCATATTGTATTTGTGGTTTACCATAATGTGTGTACATTGCATATCTAAAAGCATCCATTAGATGGTCATTGAACTTTATTGGATCATCCCATACTCTACCATCACGATCTTTACGATAGGAATACGCCCTTATCTCTTTAATTAAATCTATACTATTATAGTATATATATAATGTAGATCGTTTGCAGAAATCTAGTCCGTCTGTCACTGATTTATCAGCTGGTTTGATATTGAACCCTGCTCTGCTTATTTCTTCAATACGAGCTGGCTCTGCATTATCTGCATATATTATATCTTTCTTGTTCTTGATTAGATATTTTAGTTTAGCAATAAGATCATTGTTGGTTAAACCTGTTTGATATAACATCTGTTCTAAGTAATACTCTTGATCAGATAATCCTATCTTTACAACTGCCGTTGCATTATTAAAACCAAAATCAATACCATATATTGTTTCTTCTATTGTAGGTCTAACTTTTACTATAGTATAGTTATTATATATTACTTCATCTAGTGTTCCCCATTCACCTTCTCCGTAGATTTTCCAGTAAGTTGGATTAGTATCTCTGATTGATTCTAAATATTTAATATATTGTTCGCCCAGGAAAGGATTATCTTTATATGTTGATAGTATTTCTTGAACATCCTCTTCTACATCTAGTAAATTTACTTTGAGCCACGAGAAGGCATCAGTAGGATTAAATGCCATGTATATCTGATTCATCAAATCATTTGGGGCTGACATCCTTAATTTTAATGTCATATAATCATCATATGTGAAGTTGTTTGCTTCTTCCATTAATACATAATTCCATTCAGTTGATCTCATTTTGCTCGGGTCGTCAAATGCCGTAAATTGTACTAATGTATTATTAGGTAGATAGGTTAGTACTTTATCAGTTTTATTATGTTCAAAATATCTGTAATAATCATATTGCTTCAGTAGATTGATAAAATCTTTAATCAGTACCATCTTTAATGCTGGTGTAGTCTTCATTGTTAATAGTATCTTCTTATTTGGTTCGTTGGTTATCTTCTGAATGAATAGTTGATATAATGAATGAGACTTTGAAGATCGAGCTCCACCACGATTAACTACGGTAGATTTGGTCGATTCGAAATTCTGTTTGAATATGTTAGTAACAGTTACTTTCTTCATTACATTCTATCAAGACTTATTAAATATTTTAATGCAAAAAATAACATCAAACAAAGTGAGAATATCATTAAACCTGTTTCATTTATTAGTGCACCAAATCCCATTAATAATACTGTTATTAACATTCCAGTTAAATAGCTCATATGTTCTCCTATCATGGTTATTTAGTTGATACTTACCCCCTGTAAAAAGGACACCTATAAAAAATAATAGTATAGTATAACATATAGTTATAGGATAGTATTATTCCCCCTTATCATGGTCATTCAGTACAAATGTAATTGGCTCTGGTGTAGCCACAGTTATTTCTGCCTTGGTTGGTGTATCCAGACCTTCAAACTTCGACCTTCGCTCTTCAATCCTTAGCATAGTGTTAATCGCTCCCAGGTCGCCTGTATCGATCTTTCCTTGTATAGCGTCTAAAGCCCTATCCAAACGCGTTAAAGCAAGAGTTCTGACTGTCTCAGCTTCTTCTAATGATAGTTCCTTAAGCTCTGCTATACTATCCATTACATATCTATATGCTGTTGAATGGTCTACACCAAGTAGTTTACCTATTTCTCTATAGGTTTTACCTGCTTGTCTATATTTAAGAGCGTCTACCATGTTCTCTCGGCGGCGGGGCTGGGCTCCTTTAGTCATGTTATGTGTGTGTTTAGCTTTCATAGTTGTATAATAGTATAGATAAAATAGTATAGTAATAAATAATTCAAATAGTTAGTGTAGTTTAATGTGTTTATTCTTTCGTGTATATTTTTTCTTATCTTTAAACCATATTGTAGCTGGTGGTGTTGGTAAACTATATTCTTATTATTAATTCCTTAGGTATAATATAATCTTCATTATTATTCTTACACAAATTATGATGCGCGGGAATAACCTGTAAATTATCTGGATGATGAAGACCACCTTTACTGATTGGTTTTATGTGATCCACATGCCAGTCTTCTCCCATAAATTCTGATATCTTATAGTATAATAGTAACTTAGCATTCTCTTGTGGTGTTAGTGTAGGTGATTGATTTTTCTTTAATGCTCTGTATTTAGCATCATAAGAATTACACCTATCTCTGTTGTCCTGTTGCCAACTACTCATTAGTTCTTTATAATGTTTTTTATTATCCTGATAATACTGTTTTAAATATTGTTTATAATGTTTTGGATTATTTTTACGCCATTGTTTGTTTGAATGTTTATGTTGTTCTTTATTATTTTCATACCATAATTTAACTCTATTCTTATTACATTTCTTACACTGTGATGCTTTCCAGCCTTTCTTCTTATTTAACCAATTAAAGTCATCTTCACTTAATACTCTTCTACAATCACTACATATCTTAATTACTTTTGATTTCATATTATTCCTTATCCATTATGAGTTTTTTACCATATTCTTCTGCTGTGGACTGTTTCTTTTTGATTCCCCCGACCGCAAGAATTTTACCTTCTGGTGAAACAGCTCCTGTGTAAACAACACTATCATCATCTGGTGAGTTATTGAGTGATCCAAGGAGACCTTTGTAGATAGCCAGGCCCAACGACGGTCCTGTCAGTGAATATCGACCACCTTGAATATCAATATCGATATCTGTATTTTTTGGAACCTGGAGGCTGTGAAGGGCGTTCTTGACACTATTCAAGATATCTTCTGACACAGATCCTGTTATTTTTAAAATACCATTACCTTGTTTAGTGGTTGTTTTGATCTCTATCAATTCCCCTTTGTTGTTGTTTATGGCTACACCAAATGTTTTCATAATATTTACCCGCGCGGGCTGCAAATTATTCTGACCAGGGACCAAAACTTTCTGATGTTTTGTCAGGTATGGCCAAGAAAAATCTTGTATAAAAAAACACTCTCTATTAACATAGACGACGCTAGGTCATAGTAAACTGAATTTATTGATAAAAATTTTTTAGTGAAAAATAATTGAAAATAAATGAAAAATAGTTTATGAATGACATTCAGTGTAAAATAGATATAATATAGTGTAGATGTATGGTACTGTAAGGCTTAGGTAGGAAATAAGTGTGTATGTTATGTTTATTTAATTAACTAACCATAGTAAGGTAGAGAAGGTTAATTTATGTTAATTAAACTAAGAAATAAAAAAAGTTTGAAAAAAGTTAAAATAAAACTTGACATTTGGAAATTAATGCTTATATTGTAGGTAAGTAAGAATTATCTTACAAATAAAATAGAATTAAGGAGGTTATTATGAAAGAGAAAAAGAAAAGAGGAAGGGGAAGACCGAAAGGATTCAAAATGAAAGAGTGTAGTAAGAAAGCAATAGCTTTATCAAAAACTGGTTATGTTATGTCTGAAGAAACTAAAAAGAAAATAAGTGATGGTGTTAGAAGAGCTCATGAGGTAGGTGCCCCTATTGAAGTGTTAATGGAAGCTGATTTAGAAAAGTGTGGTCAATTTAAGAATGGTGAGTATATTAGTATTGGTATACCTAATCCTGTTTTTGGTGAACCTTCTTACCAACAGAGACTTCATGTAGCAATTATGGAGCAATTCTTAGGGAGGAAATTAAAGCGCCAGGAGGAAATTCACCATTGGGGTAATAAAGATGATAACAGGTTTGAAATGTTAGCTCTTTGTAAAACCAGACGAGAGCATATGATGTTGGATAAAATTAAAAATAGAACTTTAAAAGGAGAATTAAAAAAGATAGAAAATTTAAAGGGAGGAGGAGGAATAATATGATAGAATTATTTGCTATTATGGGAATAGCAACATTACCAAAATGGATGATAGGGATTTTTTTAGGAGGTTGTTTATTGGGTATTATATTTTTACTCTACCTTATAGGAATAACACTTCAATATTTTAGTGATGAAATTAAAAAGGAGAATAATTAAATGAATACTTTAATTAATGGAGCAGCAAATATATCACTTGGTGAACACGCAATTGCTGCCGTTGTACTTATATTATTAATAGGTTTAATGATTTGGATATGCAATTAAATGAGGTGGGGGATGTTAATAGTATCTCTGAAACAGAATTTTTAGCGCGAAAACAAAATTAAAGGAGGAAAAGAATAATGGGATGGGTTAAAAGTAAAAAATATAAAGCTGAAATAATGCAAGATAAAGTAATAAAACATTTAGTTAAAAATGAAGCTGTATTAATTCAATTCGGTGAGTATGATGATGAATTTAAAGATTTTGTTACTGTGATAAACATTAAAGATAGATATAATTATAAAATAGATTACGATGTAATAATTAATTCTAAGATAGATTTAGAACATGTAATGGAAGTATCAAGAGCAAATAAATTAGAAAACAAAACAAAAGGAGAATAAACTTATGCATGCAATTTTTATTATATTACACATAGCAGCAGTTATGTTTGGATTGATTGGATTATTTATTACTATACCATCGCATATTATTTATACTTTTATAGTTGGAAAAAAATAAAAAGGAGGAATAGTAAATGAGTGTATTTAGTAAATCTACACAGAAAGAACTTATTAGAGTTCAATTAATTGATGATGTACCAATCTATGGTTTAAAAGATGTTATGGATTATTTATTACAACATTATGAACCTGAGATTATTCTAGAAGTTAAACGAGAATTGGCTGGTGCATAGTTTTTTACGCGCGGGTGAAAATCCTGCGCACAAGTTGGTCCTCTTCTGTAAAAACAGAATACATTTCAGGGTCAATTTAACTTTTCCTTTTAAAGCGTCAGCAGACACCCTTGGAAGGTTTGACTGACGCACAAGACAGAATGAATTATCTGACCTTGTTACTTATAGGTGAGTAAAATTTTAAAGGAGGTGATTTGAATGTATTCAGATGAAAAGTATAATGTAGATGGTATTATGATGGACATGACAGAAATAGCCGGTGATGTATATGAAAACTGGAAGTTATGTAGAGAAAAACTATATTACATGTATGGTCATAATTATTCAGGTGGAAGACATAGTGTAGCTATGTTAGCTCTGTATCATATGAATGATTTAGCTCTGACACTGTCTGAGGAGGAAGAATTAGAAGCTGCCAGACATGAGCAGAAGATGCGTTGTCATGATTATATGGAAAATAAAAATGGTAGTAGGAAAAATAACAGAGTAGCATAGTAATAGGTTAGGTTGAAATAAACCTAACCACAAAGCTCCTAGGAGCTAATAATATAAGGAGGTGGTATTATGAATGATTATCTTTATGATCATGGTAATAGGAGACAATTACCATACGAATTAATCAAGATGAAGTATGGAGAAATGATAGCTGACACATGTGTTTCTTATGCTGATAAGAAAGAATTATATAGTGAAAAACTTAAAGGTATAATGATAGCTATGCATAAAAATGAATTCTCTATTACTTTTGTTGAGAAATGTTTCAGGAATAATTTAGACCCACTCATCGAAAATTCAAAGAAAATGAAGGGTGATTACCATGCTAAATGTGTTGTTGACCCTATTCAAGATAAGATAGCTTTGGATAAAATGGCCCAGAGGCATGATGATGATTATAATGATCCACTTGCTGGTGTAGAAAAACCCAGGAAGAAATATTATCCTAGTAATAAAGCTCCACTGTTAGGACTGGAAAATAAATTTATACAAGATGGTGATTTCTTTGGTAAGTTAGGAACATTTGGAGAAGTTAAGACTTATATGTTTCTTAATTCTTACTTAATCAAAGGGGAGCTTGTTAATGATCCATTTAATCTATACCAAGGTTATTTCATAGAGAGAAAGCTTTTAGCTGCGAGTGTAGCTTATCCTATGATGCTTGAAAGAACACACTTAGCACCAGGAACATTAAGCTCTGCTATTAAGAAATTAAAGAAGAGTGGTATAATTAAAGTTGAGAAAGCGCCTTTTCAATCTAAAGGAAAGTATCCTCAAAACATTTATATTCTTGGTTATCATGTTGGAGAAGGCAAAGATAGACTATACCATTATTATATTATGGATTAAAAACTGTAGTGGTTGTTACTCAAAAACTGTAGTGATGACCACTACAAAAACTGTAGTATAGAACATATAGTTTGAACATATAATTTGAACATAAAGGTGATACTAATTTTTAATACAAATAAAACTGACACAAAAAAGATTAACTGGTTAAATTTGATTCACGGGCTATTAGCAAACTATTATTTGATAAAGGTCAAGTTAGAATTAAAAGTTGATACTATTGGCTGCCGCCAGTGTTTATTTGAAACAGTAAATTTAGAAAGGAGGTTTTGTAATTATGAAATCAAGCGTAATCAAAATATGTAATAATTGCCATAGAGTTTTGAGTGAAGATGATTTTTATTGGTGTAAAGATAATAGGTCTCCTAATGGTGGTTATAAACATTCTACATGTAAAAGGTGTCATAATAATCAAGTTAAATTATGGCATGAAGATATAAATTATTATTCAAAGTGGCGGACAAATAATATAGAAAAAATTAGACTATATGATAAAGAATGGAATAAGAAACATCCCAATAGTAATAAGCGAAGATGTAAAAAATCATATGAAAAAAATAAAGATAAACGATATATATATGATGCACATAAAAGAGCGAGAAAAAGAAATGCTGCACCAAACCTAACTGAATTAGAAAAGAAAAAAATTAACCTTTATTACAAGATAAGTCAATATATGGGACCTGATTGGGAAGTCGACCACATTATTCCTCTTAGTAAAGGTGGTCTTCATCATCCAGATAATTTACAGGTTATTACTATGAGTGATAATAGAAAGAAATATAATAATGAAGATTATAAAATAGATGATTTGTTTCAGATTCAAATTTAAGTGTCTTTAATGTAGCCTTAGTTTAAGTAGAGTCAATAAATTTATGAAGGGAGGTAATTATGCAATTGAAAAGGCAAACAACATATATTATCCTTGAACGCGGGGTCGAGGACCGTGCTTTATGGGTTGAATTAAATAAGATTGTTGCAGCTTTAAAAGTAAAAGCTGTTAAAGATTTTGTAAATAAATTTCCATTACTTTATGAACTTAAACACAATTTAAAACTTGAACTTGATGCACAATAATATAGTTAAATTTTATGATAAAGGAGAATTAGAATTAATGAAATCAAGCGTAATCAAAATATGTAATTCGTGTCACAGAGTTTTGAGTGAGG